TCCATACTACACAATAGCAAGGGGGAACAGCAAGCGAACATGAAGCACATTGTATTTTATAGCGGTGGAATTGGTAGCTGGATGACAGCTAAAAGAGTAATTGAAAAAGAGGGGAAAGAAAATGTGGTTCTCCTCTTTACAGATACATTAATTGAGGACGAGGACTTATACAGATTCCTGGATGAAACAGCAAAAGATTTTGATGTACCACTTACTCATATATCCGAAGGGAGAACCCCGTGGGAAATATTCAAAGATGTTCGGTGGTTAGGTAATAGCAGACTGGCTCAATGTTCCCATATTTTAAAGCAAAAAACAGCAGAAAAGTGGATTAAAGAACATTTCAAAGAAAATGAATGTGTCCTTTATTTAGGGATTGATTGGACGGAAGAACATCGGACCAAAGCACCTAAAAAGAATTGGAGTCCTTATCAAGTGGAGTTTCCAATGATTGAACCTCCATACCTATCTAAAAAAGATATGCTAAGCGAACTTAAAAAAAGAGGGATAACCGCACCTAGATTATACGAGCTTGGATTCTCTCATAACAATTGTTCAGGTATGTGCGTGAGGGGTGGACAAGGGCATTTTATCCATCTGCTTCAACAATTTCCAGACCGTTATAAGTGGATGGAAGGTTATGAAAAAGAAATGCAGGAGTATCTAGGGCAAGAAGTAACAATATTGAAACGGACAATAAAGGGAGTACAAGAAAACCTTACACTCCAGCAATTAAGAGAAGAGTTTGAAACGGATAACAAAGATCAAATTGATTTATTCGATGTTGGCGGTTGTGGCTGCTTCGTCAATTACGAGGAGGAATTATAAATGAACGTAATCACATTAACAGGTAATGCAACCAAAGATTTTGAATTGAAGTACACTCCCAACGGCAAACCCGTGGGAAGCGGCACCATTGCTGTCAGACGAGACTTTAAAAATCAGCAAGGCGAATATGAAACAGATTTTATTAACTTGGCGGTGCTAGGCAAACTTTCTGAAGTCATGGCTAACCATATCTGTAAAGGTGACAAATTCGGGGTGACAGGCAGATTGCAGATCCGTAAATGGGAAAAAGACAATGGAGAAAAGCAATATTTCACAGAAGTGGTCGTGAACGGCTTTGATTTCCCTAATAAGAGCCAAAATGCAGGAAGCAATACAAATACATCTAACACTAATCAAAATCGCTCACAGGGCAACACAAGGGTAGATAATGACCCATTCGCAGGAAACGGGCAAATAGATATCTCGGATGATGACCTTCCATTCTAGGTGAACAAAATGAGATGGGACGAAGCAGCCAAAAAACAACTCCTACAAATATGTTTCTTTGAAGATTGTCCACTCGAACATAAGTATGCAGCAGCAAGGGAACTCCAGCTTAAAAACTGGGGTCCCACCTTCCTACAAAAGTTATTGAAATATTGGGGAATGGGGTTAAGCGAAACCCAAATAGCGGACAAATTCGGCGTAGAAGATTGGGAAGTTAAAAAGCAATTACTAAAATATAACCTGTATGGCAGCAGGATAAAGAGGAGAAATGGAGCATGAACCTAGAAAAATTATTCAGTATGCAGAAAGTTTTACGTGATCGAATCGGATACAACGAACCAGATAGATTCAATAAGCTAATTTTGGCGTTATTAGTCGAATTAGGCGAATGTGCGAATGAGTGGAGAGGGTTTAAGTTCTGGAGTGTGAATCAATTACCTCATACATCTGCTGTGAGAGTGCCTTGCATGATGGAAGAGGATAAAGAGTATTACAATCCTTTGCTTGAGGAGTATGTGGATTGTTTACATTTTATCCTTGAATTAGGAATTGAAGTTCGTGCGGTGGATCCATGGAAGCCAATTTACGAAGAGGATGTAACCGAACAATTCAGAACGTTATATTACCACATTTCTCTAATTAATGAATACAACGGCCATGACTCTTATGAATATGCAGTTAGTTATTTCTTAGGTTTAGGTGAAATGCTTGGTTTTACCTGGGAACAAATAGAACAAGCTTACATGGAGAAAAACAAAATTAACCACAAAAGACAAGAGGTGGGTTATTAATGAATAGCGATGAATTACGTTCCCTCTTAACCATGATCACGCAATACTCCTTTGAATATCTGCAAAGTTTGAATAAAGAACAACTCGAAAAGATATACAAGGAGAAAACCAATGGGCGGTAAAGCAAGTAGGGACAAAGGACAGCGCGGCGAAAGAGAGTTTGCTAAGTTAATAGGCGGTCATCGTGTGCCGTTATCAGGGGCGCAAGAAGGCTATTCCAATGACGTGATAGGTTTAGGGTTAGAGTGGGAAGTCAAACGGCGGAAAAGTGGCTTTAAACAGTTATATGAATGGGTAGAAGATGAACGAGAAAAGCCGGATGCCGTCGCTTTGAGAACAGATAACAAACAATGGTTAGTCTGCATGACGCTGGATAAGTTTAAGGAGCTGATGAATAAATGAATCAGCAAAAAAAGGATTGGACAGACGATTATCTTCAGGAACTAATCAAATACAACAAACAATTAAAACAGGTGCCCGATGAAAGCAGAATCCAACGAATCGAAATCCTCTCCAAACAATTAGTCTTAATTGGGAAGTTAGCTGCAGAGTTTTCAGGAAAATACAAGATGATCTATGCAGCAAGAAAAAGACTGCACGCAGAAGCTTACATTAAAGCAGAAAAGAACAAAGCGGCAGAGGCGGAATTAGCCGTTGTTTATTTAAGAACAGAGGAAGCGGACGCATACAGCGATATGAAAAGATGGTCCAATGCCTTTGATAGCACGAAAGAAGAAATTAATGCGTTGAAATACCAAATCAAAATTGATATAGAAGACGGTTCAAGCAGGAGGGGAAGCTGATTGACCTATAACAAGTTTCAGCTATACGGCATACTGAAAGATTATTTCTGGATGATACGAGAGATTAAGAAAATCGATTATGAGTTAAGCAAAACCGACTTCCAAGGCATCGCACAATACGGCATAGAAGCCACCTTACCACATGCGGTAGGAATAGTTAGTCAAGCGTTAGAAAACGAAGTGGTGCGTCGCTCCAAGAAGTCTGAACGCATGTATGAGTATGCGAAGAAAGTTAATTTCATTAATGAGCGCATTCACAAGGTGACAGACGAGAAAGAAAAGGTGGTTCTGGATTGTTTGTTAGATGGCATGAACATCGCGGCGATTAGTCATCATTTGAAGCTATCAAGAAAACAGGTGCATAAGTTGAGGGATAATATTGTGGATTTGCTAGCTGGGTGAATCTTTGACATAAATTGTGTTTAAGGAGGATTTATGAGAAGAAGAGAGTACGTTTGGATTAAATACAAAATGTCTTTAGAAACAAAGGCTATTATGGATGAATTTTATAAACAATGGAGACGTTATCGCAATTATTAGCAACACAATACGAACAAAAGACGGCACAAAAAGCACACTTTACACACATGTAACACTTTTTGAAATCCTCTAGGAATCTAGTTATACTTGAGGTATCAGGTAATTTAATAAGGCACGGAAATGTCTAGATAGTTATTTTCCGTACTATTCGGCAAGAGACGGTACTGGTGCCAGACAGTATCGTCTTTTTTATGTTCGGTGTGCCTTCGGGCGGGTAAACAAGCGACAACAAATGCCAAAGGTGGGGGCAGTTGCTTACATTTTTTCTCTAGAGGATATTTCGGTAGGTTGTAGAGAGAAAATGGAAGATTAAAAGCAGGGAATACTCTCCTTCATGTCGTATATAATTAAGACAAGGGAGGGATTCATATGAGTGATAAAGTAGGCGGTTACGCAGATCCAGGCACAGGCGGCTTGAAATGTGAAGGCATTAAGGTAGGTGGCAGTCATGAGTGAAAGAGTAGGCGGATATACTGGAACTAAACCGGGTGGAGATAAGGCAGTTATCAAAAGCATCAAGCCAGGCGGTTAATATGAACAGAGGAGCATCCTGCGGGGTGCTTTTTTCTTTGGAGGCGGTGAATGAATGTGAAACTAACTGATAAGCAAGAAGCTTTTATTAGAGAATACATGATTGACCTTAATGCAACACAAGCATATTTGCGTGCTGGGTATAATGTTAAGGAAAGCACAGCAAGAGCAAATGCAAGCAGACTGCTAACAAAGGCTAACATTGTCGCGCGTATAGAGGAATTGCAGGCTGTAAGAGCAGGGAAACTTGAATTAGATGCTGAATGGGTATTGAAGCGGTTAAAGGAAATCTCTGATAAGTGCATGCAAGCTGAACCTGTTACGAAATGGGACTATGAAGAAAAAACCTTAGTTGAAACAGGAGAATATCAGTTTGATAGCACTGGTGCTAATAAAGCAACGGAATTAATCGGTAAACATTTAGGTATGTTTAAAGATAAATTGGATATTAACGCAAATATAGGTGTGACCATTGTAGATGATTTAGATGAATAAAGTTAAGCTTTCCAATATAGTAGCCCCATCCTTTAAGCCTATTCACAAGGACATCAAACAAGGCAATCACACACACTATTGGTTCGGCGGCGGTCGTGGTTCCACTAAATCCTCGTTTGTAGCTATCGAAATCATATTAGGAATCATGAGTGATCCCCAAGCCAATGCAGTGGCTATGCGGAAAGTTAAGGATACCTTAAAGGATTCAGTGTATGAACAACTCCTATGGGCTATAGATGTTCTAGGTGTGGAGAAATACTGGCATGATAGCATTAGCCCATTAGGATTAACTTATATTCCCACTGGACAAAAGATAATATTCAGGGGTGCGGATAAACCAAAGAAGATTAAGTCCATTAAATTCTCAAAAGGCTATTGCAAATTCCTATGGTACGAGGAAGTGGATGAATTCGGAGGTATGGAAGAGATCCGGATGATTAACCAATCTTTAATGCGTGGTGGAAAGAAGTTCACTGTATTCTACAGTTATAACCCTCCAAAGAGTGCGAACAATTGGGTGAATGCAGAAGTGCAGCTCACCAGGACAGACAGACTCTTTCATCATTCCAATTACTTAACCGTGCCGAAAGAGTGGCTAGGTGAACAGTTCATTGTGGAAGCGGAACACCTGAAAGAAGTGAAACCAACCTCCTATCAGCATGAATACTTAGGAGAAGTCACGGGTACAGGTGGCGAAGTATTCGACAATGTGAAGTGCCGACCTATTACGGATGAAGAGATAGCAGACTTCTATAATGTGAAGCGTGGCCTTGACTTTGGATATGCAATCGATCCCCTCGCTTACAACGTGACTCATTATGACCGTAAGAAGAAGCGGCTTTATATATTCCATGAACTTTATAAAGTAGGATTATCCAATCATGCAGCATACCAACATATCAAGGTTGAGAACAAGAACAATGAGATGGTACTCGCAGATTCAGCCGAACCAAAGTCTATCCATGAACTTAGACAATATGGTTTAAAGATTCGTGGTGTGAAGAAGGGACCGGATAGTATCGAGTATGGCATCAAGTTCCTGCAAAGCTTAGAGGAAATCATCATAGATGATGTGCGATGTCCAGAGACAGCACGAGAGTTTCTGACGTATGAGTTAGATAAGGATGCGAACGGAAACTGGAAGGCTGGATACCCTGATAAAAACAATCACTCTATTGATGCGGTGAGATATGCGCTCAACGATGAAGCGATGAAGTATAAAGAAGAGAAGAAACATATACATGATCCAGACAATTTAACCCCGCATGAGAAACACCAGAAGGCCGTAAAACAAATGACAGGCGGCAAGCCGAAAGTATCAGCATTTACTAAAGGGTGGTGACAATATGTGTGAACATAAAGTTGAAAGATTAAACCCAATAACAGGAGATCCTAAACAAATCGTTCTTATGTGTAAAAAATGCGGTGAAAAAGCTACGCATAATTTAGTGACAGGCGAAACGAGGTGAACTAAATGCAATTCCTTTATGGACTACTATCAGCGGTGGTCTTTTTTATTGCGCTTATAGGATTCTTCTATATGGGTTACAAGCACGGAAGGAAAACTCATGTGCCTAAATTCATCAGTGAAGAAGAACAGCGAAAACAAGAGAAGATGCAAACGTTTGATAAACATTTCAAGGCTTTATTTTCATATGACGTAGATACAGCTACAGCAAAGAAGAAGGTGAAATAAATGAATTTTAGTCAAGCATTAGAAGAGCTAAAGCGAGGAAAGAGAGTTAAACGTTCCTTTTGGGGCGGGTATTGGTTTATTCCTGAAAGCTTGCCGAGTGGTTATGAAAGTTTCAAATACAACAAAGAGTTTAAATTAAACTGTTTGATTGTAGCGCGATTAAAAGATGATGGCGGTTATGCTCCAGCACAACCTTATCAAGCTGACTTATTAGCAGATGATTGGGAAGTGATTGAATGAGTGAAAAGAAAACGAAAGATTGGCGATTGTTCGAAGATGGGAAGAAATACAACAACAGCATCAAGCCGAACTACTATGACACAGTAGATGCAAACATTGCTTTCTTTCAGGGGGACCAGTGGAGAAACCTTGAAGCAGAGAACATGCCAAAGCCGGTGTTTAACATTATCAAGCGAGTCATTACATTCTTTGTGGCTTCGCTCACTTCATCTAAATCCAAACTACACTTTGAGCCATTGACTCATTCGGAAATGGAAGATGATCCAATTAATCCATCGAAGTTAGCCAATGCTCAAGTAAACAATCTATTTGAGAAATTCAAAATGGATTTCAAGATTAAAGAAGCGTTGTTTGATGCAGCCATTACAGGTGATGCGTGCGCCCACTTTTACTTTGATATGGATAAGAAACCATACGGCAAAGCGTTTGGTGATATTAAAGGTGATATCTGCATGGAGCTGGTTGACGGGACCAATGTTTATTTTGGGAACGGGAACAATCCACGGGTAGACATTCAGCCTTATATCATCATTGCCGGCCGTGATACGGTGGCAAACTTGAAAGAAGAAGCGAAGATGTACAAACAGAATGAGACAGAGATAAGCGGAATCCAAAAAGATGCAGAGTTTCACGAACAAGCGGGAGACAATTCCGATATTGAAGTAGATGCAGATGGATATGGCAAGGCCTTATATATCATTGTGTACCGGAAAGACAAGAAAACAGGCACCATCAAAGCGACAAAGAGTGTAGAAAGTGCGTATATCTATCAAGATATTGACACAGGTCTCACAGAATACCCGGTTGCTTGGATGAATTGGGAGAAACAAAAGAATCAATATCATGGTCGTGCAGTCTCTACAGGCATGCTGCCCAATCAAATCTTCATTAATCGTATGTTTGCCATGGTGATGTATCACTTGATGATGACAGCCTTCCCAAAAGCCGTATACAATGCGGAAGTTATTGACGGATGGACCAACGAAATTGGTTCAGCTATTGGAGTAACGGGAATGGGACCTGATGCAAACATCAGAAACATTGCTGGATACTTGGAACCTGGACAAATGTCAGGGCAAATCATTAATACGATTGAATTAGCCATGCAATATACCAAAGAAACCCTAGGAATCAGTGATGCTTCACTAGGTAACATAGATCCTAAGAATACATCTGCTACCATAGCGGTGC